TCATATGGGAATATTTAGGCATCTCAAAACTAAAAAGCAAGTTCAGTACACTACAAGAAATTGCAACAACAAAACGAACGCGAATTCGTGCGTTTAAGCGGCTGTTTTGTTAAGTGTACGCAGGTGAGTGGCCGCCCCTACGTGTTGCTTGGGAATTTTATGGAGATTGCGTGGATGTGGGGCTTTTTTGGGTTTGTGTATATTGTGGCTTTGTATTCGTTGTGTTGATTTATTGGGGTTGTTTTGAAAAGTCCGCTTGAAATTACCAGTATTCCGCTGGTTATGGCGAATTCATTTCCTTTGGGGTTTGCGAATGTGCATTTTACGCGAAATGAATCGGCTGTGCCGTTTTGGGGTAGGTGTTGGGAATCGAAGCCGGATAGTAGGGCTGTCTTGATTGGGGTGTGGCTTTTTCCGGATTTTTGCAATTTTTTTAGCCGGGTGTCTTTGTGTTTGCCTATGGCAAACATGGCTAGGCTGGATATGGTGAGGGCGGAATTGATGAAAAGGAATATCATTGCCGTTTGCAATCTGTATTCGTTTCTGAATTGTAGGTTGTTGAAAAGCCAGAAGGTGAATAGGATTGCGGGGTAGATTAGGGAGATTAGAAAATAGGCTTTGCCGTGGTGGGTCCAGAAGCTTTTTGGGGTGTTTTTGTGCAATTTGCTTGCCTCCTTTGGGGGCAGGCGGCCAGTGGCCGCCCCTACGGGTTGCGTAAAAACTTTCGGTAGGATAGGCCGCCGGTTAGGTGGCGGACTGGGGTTAGGTTGTTGCCAGAGAGTATTCGGGCGGCGAAATAGGAGGCTTTGCCATTTTCGCAAAATAGTAGGATTTGCTTGTTTGTTGGGATGCGGTAGAGGTTTTCGCGGATGGCGGGGGTGGGAATGCGGATGGTGTTTGGGATATCGGTATCGGGGGCGTTTGCTGGGCGGGTGTCGATTATTAGGGTGTTGGTTGGGTCGAGATTGTCTATTTCATCCCAATAGGCCATATGCAGACGCCCCGCCGCCACATTTTGGGCGATTTTGCCTAGGATTATGGCGGGGTGGTTTGGGCGGGAAAGCTCTAGCTCGGCGGGATTTGCGCCGGATTTTAGCACCGCCGCCAAAATGTCCATTGTGGCAAAACAATCGAGGCCATATGCGCATGCCCCCAAAATTTTGCCCGCCGGGCTATAAATCAGTTTGCAAAAGCCGAAATCATCCGCCAGAGCCGAATAGATATAATCCACGGCGCGGGATTCTAGCGCGGCGCAGGAAAAGCCAATAGCGGCGGCGCGGTGATTGCCTAGATTTATACGGCGATAATCCACTATTGGCGCGATTTGGCCATCATTTTCGCCGGCCAAATGCTCGGCTAGCCGCCGCCCCTCTAGGGCGGAAATATCCGTGGCCGCCCAGCCTCGCGAGCGGTCGGCGGCGCGGGCGGGGGGCTCCATGCCCAGCTGGTGGTGGCCAGGCATAGCAGGCCGGGGCGCAGGGCGGGATTTTGGCGTGATAATATTGGTGACAATCTCGCCGCCGCCCTGCTTTTGCGCGGCGCGAAAAATACCGCCGATATCATTGTCCCATTGCCGCCAAATGGCCGCCTCCCGCTCATCCCCCGCCATTTCGCCTATGCCGCTCGCGCTATCGCTAATGAGCGCATCATATTCCTCATCAAAATCAACGCCGGTTTCATTATGCCGCAAAAGCACCCGCCGCCCATCCCTATCGATCTCCACTATCTGGCAATTTTGCCGAATCTCCAGATTATACAAATCCACAAACCCCGCAAAATCGCCATCCACCTCGCCATCGCGCAAAATCAAAACAATCCGCGCCCGCTCGCTAATGCGCCTAAGGCGCGCCGAAGCCGCCCCCATCCCCGCAGATATCCCAATAATCACAATTTTCATCCAAATCCCTCGCATTTCAATAACCCTTTTGGTTTGTGTGTGGATATCGGGCGGCCAATGGCCGCCCCTACGCGGTCGTGGTCATCCATAAGCCCAACAGCACACAATCCGGTCTTAAAGGTTTTATCAGTCTTTTATCAGTGGTTATCCGTGGTTGAAAAATCTTTTGCACGCAATTTTAATACGCCCGCGCCCAATAAACCATTTTATCCGCGGGCTTTTGGCAAACCACGCATTTATCCCCTAGCTTTTCTTGTTCCAAAGGCATACAGCGGCTAGTAGCACCAGTTTCGTCTTTGATTTTGTTTTCGCATATTTCATCGCCGCACCACATTGTTTTCACAAAGCCCGCATGTTTGTCTAAAATCTCGCCCATTTCGCTGACGCTTTGGGCGGTATGGGTTCGTGAAACGCGGTTTTGCAGTGCCTCGGCATACATTGCTTTTTGCATATTGTCCAAAGCGGCGGCAACCTCGCCCTCCAAATTATCCAGCGATATCACAGTCTTTTCCCGATTATCCCGCCGCACCAGCACAGCCTGGCCAGCCTCGATATCCTTTGGCCCAATTTCTATGCGCAGGGGAATGCCTTTCATTTCGTGTTCGGCATATTTCCAGCCGGGGCTGCGGTCGCTATCATCGAGCTTGGCGCGAAAATCCGCCAGCCGCGCCAAAATACCCCGCGCCGCATCCAAAACCCCCTCTTTGTGGCTGGCTATGGGAATAATTACCAGCTGGGTCGGCGCGATTTTCGGCGGCAAAACCAGCCCATTATCATCCCCATGCACCATGATAATCCCGCCAATCAGCCGCGTCGATAGCCCCCATGAGCTTTGATGCACATGCTGCAATTTGTTTTCCTTGTCCGTATATTGAATACCAAAAGCCCGGGCAAAAGAATCCCCGAAATTGTGGGTAGTGCCGGCCTGTAGGGCTTTGCCGTCATGCATTAGGCTCTCGATGGTATATGTTTCCAGCGCGCCGGCAAATTTTTCTTTGTCCGTCTTTTTGCCCCGCACCACAGGCATTGCCAAATATTGCTCACAAAAATCCGCATATATATTCAAAATGTCAATAGTTTCCTGATAAGCCTGCTCGGCGGTGGCATGGGCGGTATGCCCCTCCTGCCATAAAAATTCGCGGGTACGCAAAAATGGCCGGGTGGCCTTTTCCCAGCGCACCACCGAACACCACTGATTATACATCTTCGGCAAATCGCGCCAGCTTTGAACAATATTTGCAAAATGCTCGCAAAAAAGCGTCTCGGATGTAGGGCGAACGCACAGCCGCTCGGACAATTCCTCATCCCCGCCATGGGTTACCCAAGCCACCTCCGGCGCAAATCCCTCCACATGGTCTTTTTCCTTTTGCAAAAGGCTCTCGGGAATAAACATCGGCAAATACACATTCTCATGCCCAGTCGCCTTAAATTGCCCATCTAGCACCTGCTGAATAGCCTCCCAAATGGCATAGCCCGCCGGCCGCAAAATCACACAGCCCCGCACCGACGAATAATCCACCAATTCCGCCTTTTTCACCACATCCGTATACCACTGCGCAAAATCCACATCCCGCGCACAAATAGCCTCCACCATTTTCTCTTTCGCCATAAAAAAGCCCTCCATAATCCTAATTCATTCCATCCATTATACCACCCCCACACCAAAATGTCAAACAAAACCGCCATTGTTTGACAGTATAGCTGGTGCTATAATGATACCATCTAAAAAATGGAAGGGGATTTAAAAATGAATTGGATCAAAGGCAAAATCAGACAATGGCTAGAAATCGGCGGCAACACTCGCGCGGGGCTACCCGGGGTGCTAGGCGATGCGGATTTTGATTGGGATGTATTGCGCAATATGGTATGGTATCGGGGGGTGGCGAGCGAGCTGGCGCAGTATTATCAGGGCGCGGATGATATGGTGGGCAATCGGTCTTTTTGGGCGGTATCTGCGCAAAATAGCCATATCCGCAAAATGCATAGCGGCCTGCCCGCGCTGATTGTGGATACTATTTCCGATATTTGCGCCGATGATTTGCTGGGCGTGGTTTTTGATGCAGACAAAACCCAGACCCTCTGGGATAAAATCGCCGCCGAAAATAATTTTGGCCGCCTGCTAAAAAATGCCATTCGCAAAGCCGTGGCTTTGGGCGATGGCGCGTTTCGCATTAGTTTCGACCCGGATATAAGCCAGCTGCCAATTATCGAATTTTTCTCGGCGGATAGGGTGCGGTTTAATTATCGGCGGGGGCGGGTTTGCGAGTGTATTTTTGTTACACAAATTGCCCATGGGGATGGGGCGGATGCCCGCAATTATGAGCTTTTGGAAATCCATAGCCCACGCGGTGTGGATTATCAGCTAAAAGACTGGCGGGGCGAGGCGGCGGATTTGGGCATTTTGCCGCAAACAAAAGGCCTTTCACCGATTATCAATGAGGGGGGCTATTCTTTGGCCATCCCGCTAATTTTTGACGAAAACCCCCGCGCCCACGGCCGTGGCAAAAGCATATTCGATGGCAAAATCGCGCATTTTGATGCGCTCGATGAGGCTTTGAGCCAATGGGTAGATGCCCTGCGCGATGGCCGCGCCGCAAAATATATCCCAATAGGCCTAATGCCCCGCGACCCAAATACCGGCGCAATCCGCCGCCCGGGCGCATTCGATTCCCGCTATATCCAAACCGAAATGGATTTGGCCGAAGGGGCGGCCAATATTATCCAAATCGTCCAGGCGGACATAAACACCACCGCCCTTTCAGACAGTGTGTTAAATTTTATCGAAATGGCTCTGCAAGGCATAATAGCTCCGGCCACCCTAGGCATAGACACAAAACGCCGCGACAACGCCGAGGCCATGCGCGAAAAAGAAAAGGCGACCCTATACACCCGCAACAAAATCATCGCCACCCTGCGCGACACCATCGCAATTCTAGCCCAAACCGCCACCCGCGCCCACGACGCCTACCACGGCCACCCCCAGCCCCCCGCCGCCTACACCGCCACCGCCGAATTCGGCGAATACGGCAGCCCCGATTTCGACACCCACCTAGACACCATCTCCCGCGGCGTAAACACCGGCATAATCAGCATCCAAACCGCCATCGACCAACTATACGGCAACACCTGGACCCCCACCCAAAAATCCGCCGAAGTCGCCCGCCTATTAACCCGCAAACCTCTTTGCTAATAAAAAAACCCGCCATTGTTTGATAGGATTGTGTGTGATAATATTGTATTGTGACAATAGGCCGCCTTGGGTTTTGGGGCGGCTATTTTATTTTGGGAGGTTATTGTGATGAAGAAGGATGGTTATGAGTTTGTGGAGGAGATTTTGGAGGATGTGGGGCTGTCGCTGGAGGGGCAATTGGAGGATGTTTTGGATGAGGTGAAAGGGCTGACGAGGGCTTTGGGGGAAATGACGGAAATGGTAAAGGCCTGTTTGGAAAAGCCGCAGGCCGAGGATGGCACGCAAAAGGCCGGCTTTAAAATCGGGGCTGATGTGGATAAATCCGAAACGGATTTAAATCGCATAGCCTCGATTTTCGGTAATGTGTAAAATAAAATTATGAGGAGGAATGGATTATGAATAATGTTAATTATGCGACGATTTTTGATAGCGAGCTGAGGCAGAAATATTCGCGCGAGATGCTCACTAGTGGGCTAAATACCGAGGGGGTCAATTTTGTTGGGGGAAATACCATTCGCATTCCCTTTATGACACTAGGCGGATATAAAGACCATGGGCGCGATGGCGGCTTTAATCGCCAGGCGGTGCAAAATGATAATATCACCCGCACTTTAGCCCATGATAGAAATGTCGAGTTTTTTGTGGATTCTATGGATGTGGATGAAACAAATCAGGTTTTGGCCGCCACCAATTTGACTAATGTTTTTGAAACCGAGCATGCCATTCCCGAAATGGACGCATTTCGCATTAGCAGGCTTTATAATGCCGCCATTAGCCATAGCGGCGCGACCAACGAAGAGCCCATCACTAAAGAAAATGTTTTGGAAATATATGATAGATATATGGAGCAAATGGACGAGGCCGAGGTGCCGCAAAATGGCCGCATTTTGTATGTTACCCCGGCTGTGAATAAAATGCTGGCCCAATCCACCGAGCTAAATCGGATTATCAGCGTTATGGGCAATCAGCGCGGCAGCGTAAATCGCGCCGTTAGGCTGCTTGATGAGGTAGAGGTTGTGGTTGTGCCTAGCTCGCGCATGCGCACCACCTATGATTTTAGCGATGGTTTCCGCCCAATACAGGGTGCGGGTCAAATCAATATGATTTTGATTCATCCATCGAGCGTTATCGCGGTGAATAAACATAGCTATATCAAGCTATGGCCGCCGGGCAGCCATACCATGGGCGATGGATATCTCTATCAAAACCGCCAATATGGCGATTTGTTTCTTTTGGATACACGCGCGGCGGGGGTGCGGATAAATGTTACCCACTAGCCGCTATATCGACGAGGCCTATTTTATCGCAAATAGCAGGGGGGATTTTCCATCTGGGGAAATCCCCCTGGCTATTGCCAGAGCCCAGGATTTAATAGACCATCTAACCCACAACCAAGCCCACGCCGGCTGGGATACGGCTCTAACCCCCTTCCAAAGGGAAAAAATCCGCCTAGCCTGTGTATACACAGCCGACCACCTATTAACCCAAGCAGCAGCGGGATTTTTCGATTTGCAATCATATACTGTATCAGGCATGCGAATCGATTTGACCCGCCGAAAGGCAAAACCATGGGAAATAGCCGGCTGCGGCCATGATGCATGGATAATCCTAAACCAAACGAACTTGCTCTAAAGGTTTTATCAGGTTTTTATCTGTGTTTATCCGTGGTTGCAAATATCTTTTGTTTAACAGGGGGGAAACAAAATGACAATAAACAAACTACCATATCCAACTTTTTTGGAAACATTCGACGCAAAAATAACACAAGAAAATGTGGAAATCTGGGCGGGCAAATGCATTTTCACCCCCCGCCTAGATGTTGCGAGGGGCAAAGACGGCACAGACGAGGCATGGCGCGCCCGCGCCCAAATCCGCCAGCAAATAGGCCAAGCCACAAATATCGAAATGATAATAACCAGAGCCGGCGAGGATATGCGGTTTATTGTCGAAAAAGCCGAACCCATCCACAACCCCGACGGCAGTTTACACCACACCGGCCTAGACCTAATCGCGGTATAGGGGGGTTTGAATGAGAATTGACAAACAGGGGGTAAATAAAATTAAACAAAACGTCCGAAAAGGTTTTAAAAAAGGCATTGCCGCAGTTTTAGCGGATGTAAAAAAATCCGGGGGCATTCCCCGAAAAAGCGGGGAATTAGAGCAGGCCACCCGGGCGGAGATATCGGGGGATAGCGCGATTATCATCAGCGATACCCCCTATGCCGCCCGGCAGTATTTCGACCCGCGCATTAGCCACGACCGCAGCATCAATAAAAACGCCGGCGGGCATTGGTTTGCGCCGTATGTTGGCGGCAATAGGCGCGAGGTTTGGGTGAGAGGAGGGTTTGGGTGAATTTAGAGATTGTCAAAGAGGTTTTGATGGGGCTGGATGCCTTTGCGGGGGTGGATATCGGGCTTTATCAGATTCAGCGAAATCAGGAAATGTCGGTGTCGCTTTTTGCCGGGGGAAATGAAGCGCGCGCCTGCATTGGCGGCGCAGATGCCGCCGGGCATGAGCATATGAGCGTTTCGCTCGTTTTGCGCTGGGGGCGATGCGGGGCGGCGGCCTTTGCAAAGGCGGATGAAATTTATCGCGCTATCGCAAATACCCCCATCGAGCATGGGGGGCGATGGGGGTATTTGCTGAATTTATCCACAAAACAAAAATGGATTGGCATAGACGAGCGCGGAATCCATGAGTATGTTGTCGACTTTGATATTTTTTTGTTGAGAGGAGGAAATTAAATGATTGCTCCGGTAAATAATATTCAGTTTCGGGTAGGGGTGCGGGGGCGGGCGAGCCAGCCCGGCGATATGCATCCGGTGCGGGATATGGAAACATTCTCGGTGAATTTTAACAATGGGATTGAGAGTTTTTACCCAATAGACGGCAATGGCTGGGCGCGCCGGCTAATGACCAGCAAATCGCTCACCATCAGCCTTAGCGGCAAACGCAACTATTTAGACCGCGGCAATAATTATGTCGCAGGCCTAGCATATCTGAGCGGCGAGCAGACATATAGCATTTTAGAAGCAACATTCCCAAATGGCGATACGCTGCGGATGAATTGCTGCATAAATGTTACCAGCAGCGAGGGCGGCGCGGCCACGGAAATAGCCGGGCTGGATTTTGAATGCATCAGCGATGGCGCGCCCATGTATATCGCGGGATAAAGGAGGGATTTTTTTGTTTGCAATTACAAACGAACGCCTAACGGCGCGGCCGGAAATCCGCATAGGGGACAGGGTTTTTGGCATAGATACGCGGCTGAGTATTTTCGAGGGGATAAACCGTCGCCTGCGCGAGGGGGATGCGGGGGATTTTGAAATAATAATCGCCGGCGCATTGGGCGAGGCGGCCTATGCCGATATTTTGGCAATGGATTTGAGCTTTGGGGTTATGCGGGATATAGTAATATTTATTTTGGCCGCCATCCAAGAGATTAGCGAGGACGAAGCGCGTGGGCGATTTCGCCCCGGGGCGGCGGCGGCAGGGATTTTATGATTTGCTTTTTGACAAAGACCTAATCGAGGCCAGCTTTGCTATGCAATACAAAATCCGCCTAAGCCGCGAGGATATGCCCACGGGTGAATTTTTGCGGCTTTTGCGCGGCATTATGCCGGATACGCCACTAGGGCGAATAGTGGCCATCCGCGCCGAAACCGACAGCGGCCGCATAGCAAAATTTGGCCAATACGAAAAAGCCATCCGGCGAGATTGGCAAAGATTTATCGGCCATCAGACAAATGCAGGAGATATTCAAAATATTTTGAAAAAGAATTTCGGGGGGGAATAAAATGGCGGGGACATCTGTAGGCTCGGTATATATTAGCGCGGGGCTGGATTTATCCGAGCTAGAGAGCGGCTTTTTGCGCATAGAACACGGCATGGACAATTTATCCATTTTAGCAGACAATTTGGGGCTAGATTTCCGCCGCATTTTCCAAACAGAAATACCCGCGGCAATAGACGCCATGGCAGCGCGCCTAAACACCCTAGCCCCCATAATACCCGGGCTAGGGCAAACCCCCATCACAGACAACAGCATATGGCGCGGCGGCGGCGGCTTTGAAATGCCACCCATAGAAATACCCGCCCCCCCACCGCGCCCAGCACCAACCCCAGAAACCAACACAGCATGGATGGGCGATTTAGCAAACGCCATAGGGCAGGCAGTAGGCGCAGCCATAGCAATAAACCACCCCACCACCACCACTCCATCCCAATCCCAAATAAACCTACACATAGACGGCACAAAATTCGCCGAGGCCATCATGGACGATCTAGTAGGCGCATTCAGCCGCAAAGACATCCGACTAAATTAAAATCAAAAGATTTTTTCAACCACGGATAACCACTGATAAAAGACTGATAAAACCTTTAAGACCGGATTGTATGCGGTTGGGCCTATGGATACCCACGACCGCGTAGGGGCGGCCATTGGCCGCCCGATATCCACACGCGATATCTATCACCAATTTGCGATAGGCGGCCAATGGCCGCCCCTACGTGGTGTCACAAATTTTCCAAATTTCAAAAAAATTTTGCTTGCATATCCAATGCAACTATGGTATAATATATTTTGATGAATCAATTTCATCTTCGACGCAAAAATAAAAAAGGGCAATCGCAAAGCGGTTGACTCGGATGTTGGTTAGAGAAAATAACCGCTATCTTTGTCGGATGGGGCGGTTATTTTCTTTTGGAAAATTTGTCAGCCAGATTTATCATCGTGTTAAACAGCATAAGCAAAAATACCATTATGCCGACAACAGTCATAATAACTTCATAACCAGACATGGCCTCACCCCCTCTCGGGTTAAGAGAGCCAACCACCTTGCCTTTCGATTGCCCGAGGAATTGCGCGCCATTCCCTGTTTTTATTGTATCACAAATTTTTCCAAATTTCAACAAAAATTTTGCTTGCATATCCAATGCAGCTATTGTATAATGAAAACGTGTTTTTAAAAAATCTGCGAAGCAATCTTGCTCAAAAAGATATGGTCGAAGTATTGCATGCATATAAAAAATATGACGAATTAGAAAAAACCGGAATATATCTAAATAGGATTCTGGGAGCGAATAGGCTAATTTTCGAGGAGGTTTTGGCTATGTGGGATTCCGATGTGCAGGAAATTATTTTAAAGCATATTTAAAGAAAAGGGTATCGAGGATAAGATAAAGGAGAACAGCAAGAAAGAAACCGCTCTTGAAATGATAAACCGAGGCTTTAAACTAGACGAAATCGCATCCATAATCAAGATGCCCACAGAATGGGTTGAAAGCCTAGCAACCTAACTGAATCTTTTGATTATCACCGATTTGCAGAGGGCGGCCAATGGCCGCCCCTACGTGTTGTCGCAGATTTTTACGGATTTTGGTGAAAATTTTGCTTGCGCATGGGGGGCTGGTGTGGTATAATTAGCTGATTGGGACTGCGTGATATAAAGGAGCGGGAAGATGTCGGTGGCGGTTGTGCGGACTAATATTGTGGCCATGAATGCTCATCGTGGGCTTGGCTCTATAGGTTTGATGCAGGCCGGGGCGGCTGGGCGATTGTCTAGTGGCCTTCGTTTGAATTCCGCCGCGGATGATGCCGCAGGGCTCGCGATTTCTGAAAAGCTACGCGGGCAGATTCGGGGGCTGAATCAGGCCAGCCGAAATGCCGCAGATGCCGTGTCTTTGATTCAAACCGCCGAAGGGGCTGTGGCCAGCATAAATGATATTGTTATCCGCATGCGCGAGCTGGTGGTGCAGGCCGCCAATGATTCAAATACATATACCGACCGTACAAAAATACAGCTCGAAATAGATAAATTGATACACGAAATAGACCAAATAGCCCTGCGCACCGAATTTAATACCCGCAATTTGCTAAATGGCGAAAATATGCCCGCGGCTGATGCTGATGCCCCGATTTTGCCGCTGGGCGCGATGGGGGCTATTGGTATTATGCCTTTTTCCGACCCTGTTGTCGTAAATATGACAGGCGCGATTCCTGCCGCCGGGGCGGGCTGGAGCTTTAATGGCACCCGCCTGATGATTTATGATGGCGCAAATATCGCCATAGAGGGGCAAATGCACCAAGGCCGCCATATCGAAATCGCCGCCGGAGCTACCGCCACCGTCGTAATGCGGGGCGTCACCACTGTAAATACAGTTTGGGATGAGTTTGAATCCAGAATCCAGATAAATGCTGGAGCAAATGTTAATATGATTTTGGAGGGCGATAATCGGGTTATCACCAGCTCGGGGGCGGCTATCGAGGTTATCGAGGGCGCGAATCTGACCATTGGCGGCGATGGCAGGCTAGATGCCAATGGCAGCCAAAGAGTTGGATATAGGGGAGCGGCCATAGGCGCGCGCGAGGGGCATAATTCCGGCAATATCACAATCAATAGCGGCACAATCGTCGCTACAGCCGACGGCGAAATGGCCGCAATCGGCTCAAATGGCTCGCATAATAATAACGCGGTGGCCATAAATGGCGGCCGTGTTACCATCACCACAAACGGGGTGCGGCCGGGGATAAATGGCAATACGGTTGTGAATGATGGGATTTTAGAGGTGCGCTCCGTTGATTTTAGCTGGGTTGGAGATGTCTTGACCGGAACCCTTATCCCCAGGGGTATTGCCGGTAGTTTAACAATCCATGGCGGGCTAGTCGAAATTGGGGATTTGAATAATGCGGCGCATATGCTCGAGATTTTTTATCATGGGGGCAATTTGTCTTTTACAAATCCCGAAAACGCCGCGCAGACTATTTTCCGAACGGCCAGCGGCGCGGATGCCCACCGGGTGCAAATCATTTTGGACGACCGATTTCCGGATTATATGTGGGATGCCTTTGACCGGGTGAGCTATACCGGCGGCGGCGGGGGCATAAATGCGATTGTGGATAGCCGGGGCGAGCTTTTTATGTATTTGAGCACCGCCCGCGATGGCGAGCTTGTCGAGATGTTTATAAATGGCCTGCGGTTTTTTGGCACATTGCAAATAGATGCCAACCACGGCAATATCATCATCCTCAGCCCATATTATCCCGACCCGCCGGACTATCCCCCGGATTATCCGCCTGATTACCCGCCCGATTATCCACCGGATGAGCCGGGCGAGCCGGGCGAGCCGGATAATGGCCGCCTGCCTCCCGCGCCCACAGCGGGCTTTTGGTTTCATATCGGGGCAAACGACGGACAGGGAATCCGCCTAAAAATTCAGGCAATAAACGCCGACACTCTGGGGCTGCGCGGGCTAAACATCGCCGAGCAGCAAGGCGCAGATATCCGCGGCCGCCTAACAATGCTGGATAACGCCCTACACCGCGCATCCGGCGAGCGAGCGCGACTAGGCGCAATGCAAAACAAACTAGAATTCACAATCAAAAGCCTAAGCACCGCCAGCGAAAACCTATCGGCCAGCGAATCCCGCATCCGCGACGCAGACATGGCAAAAGAAATGATGCGCCTAGCCCAATCAAACATCCTAGCCCAATCCGCCAACGCAATACTAGCCCTAGCAAACCAATCCGCACAAAGAATTTTGGATTTAGTATAAGACATTCGCAACGACGTAGGGGCGGCCATTGGCCGCCTATCGCAAATTGGCGATAGATATCGCTCGCGGACATTAGGCGGCCAATGGCCGCCCCTACGTCGTTGCGAATGTCACAGCCGCAAGGGGGGGGATTTTATGAAAAAAAC